CACCCACAAAAGCAAATCTATCAGACGCCGGATGGGACTTGTATTCGCTTGAGGATGTGGAAATACCACCAGTTTCAAGATCTCTGATAAAGACTGGAATCTCTTTACAGATACCTAAAGGTTTTGTTGGGTTGATATGGCCTCGATCTGGACTGGCTGTAAAGAGCGGTATTGACGTATTCGCAGGGGTTGTTGACTCTGGATACAGAGGAGATGTTGGCGTATGTCTCTACAACTCGTCATCTGAAGCTGTTAATGTCAAAAAGGGTGACAGGATTGCCCAAATATTATTCCAACCAGTTCCTTATTTCCAACTAACCGAAGTTAGCGAACTCTCTTCTAGCGAAAGAGGAGAAGACGGATTCGGTAGTTCGGGCAGATGAAAAGGTAAACATGCACAGAAAACAAAAGAAAAACAATAAACAACCCCAGAAGTTAAAGCCGATAGAAGCTAAGACGTACAACCAGCGGGAATACATAAGATCAATCATAGACAACGATGTGACGTTTTGTGTGGGGCCAGCAGGCACTGGTAAGTCTTTTGTAGCTGCCGGTATAGCTTCTGAGCACTTGCATCACGGCAAGATAGAACAAATTGTGGTAACAAGACCGCTAGTTTGTGCTGGCAGAGAAATAGGAGCTATGCCCGGATATGTTGATGAAAAGATCAAACCCTACCTGCTGCCGATGGAAGAGAATCTAAAGTTCTTTCTTGGACAGGCTTTATATGGACACTATATGAATAGAGGTCAAATAAGGTTTGAGCCTCTAGAAACCATGAGGGGTGCCACGTTTCATGATTCATACATGATTCTAGATGAAGCTCAAAACTGCACATTGGAGCAAATAAAAATGTTCCTCACTAGAATGGGTGAGCATTCTAAGTGTATAATCAATGGCGACCTCAAGCAAACAGACCTGCGAGACAGAAGCGGTTTACATGTTTGTATGGATAAGATAGAATATATAGATGGCGTAGGTACAGTAGAGCTAGACTATGAAGACATCCAGAGACACTCGATCATCGGTGAGATATTACAAGCTTTAGACGAGTAGGTGCCCAAAATGGATTCCAAGAATGGTCGCAATTTGAGCATCGCGTGCATGCTGTTGATTATATGTCTTATATCAGCCATCGACCTCTTCTTGGCGATCTGGCTGATAGATCCATCTAACGAACTTACATTAAGGCTAACAGAAAAGAATCCAGTAATAGTAAAAATGGCATTAATCACAGGTGACTGGTCTGTTGTAATACCCTGCAAAATATTTGGAACCCTCCTGTCTGTCATGACAATTATTATGATCTACAGGAAGAACAAGAAGAAGGGCTTCTTTGTATGCTTAGGAGTTTTTATGTTTCAGATATTACTCCTACTATATTTAGTTTTTGGTTAACCCCGGAGGGAAAATGAGGTACATAAGTAAAATTAAAAAGGGTGGTTTAGATGACCACACAACAGAAAAAACCTTTAATAGCACGGGGGATCTCGTGGATAATGAAAAGGAAAAATCTTACGCTAAAATTGTCAAGAACACCACTCGGTCAGGCATTACTGAGTCTCACTACATCAAAGTGTACAACGGTGTTGTCTACGATCCTTGGGGTATGCATAGCCACAGAGAGGATTATGTAGATGCGAAGATGAGAAGAGTCAGCAAGGAGACTTTTGATTTTTATATGCTGTATCTAAAAACACGTAACTCATTATACTTAACTAGATCTCAAAGGAGTTTTATCAATGACTAAAAAAGGACCATTAGGAACTGCGGAAAAATATTACGTTAAAGGCCACTACAAGACGACATCCATTGAGGATATAGCAAAAGCTCTTGATAGGCCTCTTGTCACTGTAAAGAACCTTGTTAGCAAACTAGATAAAGAAGACCCCGTTTCACCAACGATTACCGCTGGAAGTCAGATGGCCAGAAGAGAAGGTATTGTGCTGATGACAGAAAACGCTTCCTCTATGGCCGACGATAAGAAGACAGCCAAGAAAAAGTCTAGCAAAAGGGACTGCGTTACACGGATTAAAAAATGACTGATTTCATAACAACATACAAAGGCTTTATAGAAGCCTACAGAGGTGATAGCGAGTGCATATGGGTAACTGTAAACCTATCCAATGGTACTGATATATATTTCAACAACCATAAGGAGTGGCTTGATATAAAAAGAAAGTGCCAGCAAGAAGACTTGTCAGTAAGCGCTATTAATTTGCAATTTAAATCTCACAAGATAACCGTAGACATGAATGATTGCGAGGGTTCTTATTTAGTGAGATCGGTCTTAGGAGAAGTAGGATCATGGACTAGAAATTATTATACCGTTGGAAAGCTCAAAGGGGATGTAGTTCATAAAACAAGATGGCTCATCCCTGAGCTGGTTGAAGAGGAAAAATCAGAAGACACACTTGACAATTGCTTTGAGGAAGCTATAATATACCATCATGCCGAAAGAACCGACGAATAACAGCAGGTACAAGTCTCCCTCTACTGGAGACTTTATAACATGCGCCCAATATGTTGCAGAAGTTATGTGCAACAGAATGGCTGAGAAAGAGAACATAGGATCTCAGGCGCACAAATTCTGGAACCTGCCGAAGTGGAAGAAGCACTATCAGCATCAAGTAGTGCTAGCAAACAGATTAGTTAAAAAATATAGCGAAGCCGCAATAGTTAAAGCTATCAATTCACCCGAGTGCAAAAGGGTTTATTCGCTTCGGTACCCAGCTTTACCGAAAATCATTGAGAAATATGAAAAAATCATTAAGCAACAAACGTCTCAGTCCGCTACTATAAGGGTAGAGGAAACCTCCAAGCCAAAAACAAGACGTGGCTACGGAAAGAAAACACGATTACAAAAGTTGAGGGAATTAGATGGCAAAGAAGAAGACCAATAAATTTGATAACGATCCGACTAGCAACAACGTGTTCTCCACTTACGGCGATGTCGTAAGACCGGGAACTGAGGTTCTGGAAAACCTTAACAGTCTTTCAGTGCTAAGCGTGTCACCAGCCCTTGACTTAGCTTTAGGTGGAGGCATCAGAGAAGGTAGTTGCGTAGTGATGTCTGGCGACCCCAAGACGGGAAAGACAACAACAGCCTTGCACTTTGCAGGAAAATGTCAGCAGGAAGGCAAAAAGGTTATCTACGTAAATACAGAAGGTCGCCTAGCAGTTCAGAATTTTGAGGGGATAGAAAGCCTGAACAAGGATGATATTATAGTCGTTGAGTCAACAGACGATAGAGTTCTCTCAGCGGAAGACTTCTTAAACATCATTGAGATGTACATAAACAATGACCCAGAGTGTGTTATCATCGTTGATTCCGTCTCCAGCATGGTTCCTAAAGACGAACTGGAAGGACTGATCAGAACAGGTGTTAGAAATGCACTACCTCGTCTGCTATCAATGTTTCTAAAGAGAATTGGAGGTCAGGTAACGAAGAATAAGACCATTGCATTATTCATCCTACACAACATCGCTAATACTGGTGGTAGCAGGTGGGCACCAGCTAAGATGACCGATGGCGGTAATATGATTCAGTATCAAGCTGGAACAAACATAGCCATCACCCATAGAGGCAGGTGGCAAGTACCTAAAGATACAGGCCCACACGTAGGACAGATAGCTAACTGGAAAGTTTTAACATCTAACGCAGGTGGTACCCCCAACTCTACAGCAGAGAGCTGGATTAAGTACGGTGTTGGCATAGATGAAGTTCAGGAAGTAGTTCAGATAGCTTGTGAGTTCAGGTTAATCAAAGCTGCCGGAGCTTGGTACACTATTTCCTGCGCCCTAGAAAATCAAGAAGATCCAGCGATCTCCAAAGTACTAGCCGACAACGATGTTGACCTTAGTGATGAAAGTGTTGAGAAGTTTTTCAAGTTTCAGGGTGTAAATAATCTCTCGGAATTTCTGAATGCCAACCGAGGTGTTTGCGATTTTGTTTATAGACAAATCAAGGAACTTCTAATTGAAAGCTAAAGGCTTTAATGGTAGAGAGTATGTCTGGAACCTTTCCAAATACGATGTGTATAACAATGACACAAAGAGAAGATCCAAGCACCACCTTAGAGCCAGAAAAATAATCAAGGAGATTTATAGCAGCTACCGGATTCTAGAGGAAGTCAAACTCCCCGGCAGCACTGCTTCCCACAGAAGATCGGTTCTCTATCTTGATTTCTTTATACCTAATTTAATGCTTGGGGTAGAGGTTCACGGTAGACAGCATTATGAACACATACCGTTCTTCCATAAGACTAAGAGAGATTTCCTGTTAGCGAAAGCCAGAGATGAAGACAAGGCTGACTGGTGTGAGCTGAATGGGATAGAATTGATAACACTTAAATATTCGGATACCGATGATGAATGGCGAAATGCAATTAAAAGCGGCTGACAGACTGTCAAAGCACATAGAGCAAATAGACGACTACTTAGACCTTTCCAATGTCAGGTTTTCAAACTTCCATGAGGAATACCTGATCTCTGCCGACATGTCTATCTCTGCAATATCCTCACTAACACAGCAAGAGCACTTCGACCACGCATACTTACTGTATGGTTATGCTTCGTATATTCAGGACGAGATCAACAAGAATAAGGTCGTGCTTAGTTGGTGCAATGACCAGATAGAGAAGATGGTCGTTGCCAACCTTGCCAGCTTTGATCAGTATACCAAACATGAAGTAAAGCGTCAAAGCATTGTTAGAGATAACAGCTATGCTGCAAAGTGCGACCAGATGAGAGTTGTTGCTGAAGCCAGACTTCAGTCTCTGGAAGGCAAGGTTTTTGAGCTAAAGAGAAAGGGAGACATTCTTTTAGAAAAGGGTAAAAGACTATGAGTATGGATGATTTTGTTGGTTCACTATCACCCGAGCAGAAGAAAAAACTACTTCAGGCTCTGGGCGCTAGCGAGACCGAAGAAATAGAAGCGGAAGCAGGGGAAGAGCTTGTCAGTGAAGATTTTAAAGTAACCAGAAATGACCAAACTACTAATACGAGGAGAACAAAAGTGACAGCCCGTGAAAATAAGTGGGTAGATACAGGTGAATTTAGGGACGTTGAGACGCCAGACGTTTCCAGAACCCCAAGAAGAAGAGGAGCACCAAAGAAGGTGGATATAGAATGTCACGTATGTGGCAAGACATATAAGATTGACCCCAGATATACATACGGGGAATATTACAGATGCAATAAATGTACCGGAAGGTAAACAAGACCGGGAGTCTACCAAGTAATGAGTTCAAATTTGACAGACATTGGTTCCGAGAGAGCTGTCCTTGCGGGCTTGCTTAGATATGGAACCGAAGCTTACGTTGAAATATCCGACATAATAGATCACCAAACTTTTGGTAACACCAACAATCAGGTTCTCTACAAGTGCCTTTCTAGGGTGATTGAGGGTGGGGCGGAAGTTGACCTACCCTCTATTCTATCTGCGGCAGAACAACTTAACTTCTCAGATATTATAAACAGCAAGCAAGAGCTTGAGTACATCAAATCTCTTTTTGATTTTCCTATCAAGGTTGAGAATGTACCAAGGTTTGCTTCTCAAATCAAGAAGTTTGAGATTGCTAGAAAAATCAAGTCGCTAGTATCTAAAATATCTAAGGATGCTGACAAGGTTGACGGTAGCGAGAGCGTTGACCAGATTATGGCCATGGTAGAAACTCCTATCATGGACTTTCTCAGAGAGGATGATGGCGGTGAAAGACCTGAAAGAATTGGTGAAGGCGCTGACGACTACATAGAGTTCCTCAAGGATAACAAGTGCGACCTAGTTGGTATATCAACAGGATTTCCTAGGTTCGACATGTCTATAGGTGGAGGCCTTAGAAGAAAATGTGTTGACCTTGTATCGGCAAGACCAAAGGTTGGCAAGAGTGTTTTCGCTGACAATGTAGCATTGAACGTTGCGTCCAACGGGGTGCCAGTGCTAATGTTAGACACAGAAATGTCGAAAGAAGACCATCTAAATAGAATCATTGCTAATCTTAGCGGCATACCCATCAACGAAATAGCAACCGGAAAGTTTTCCGATGACGATGAAAAGCTTGAGAAAGTTAGTGAAGCTGTAGAACATATAGAGTCCATACCGTACAGTTACACATCAGTAGCTGGTAAACCTTTTGAACAAATATTGAATATCATTAAAAGGTGGATAATGCAGGAGGTTGGCACAGACGAATATGGAAGAACAAACGAGTGCGTTGTTATCTATGACTACCTTAAGCTAATGACATCCAACTCCATAACGCACAATGTTCAAGAGTACCAAGCTCTAGGTTTCCAAATAACATCTTTACATAACCTGTGCGTTAAATACGACTTCCCATGCTTGTCGTTTGTCCAGCTAAACAGAGACGGGATTACTTCCGAGACCACTGCAACCGTTAGTGGTTCAGACAGACTCATATGGCTGTGTACATCCTTCAGTATATTCAAACTAAAGTCTGCCGAAGAGCTTGCTGAAGATGGCGTCAAGGCTGGAAATAGGAAACTTGTCCCCATTGTATCCAGACACGGGGCAGGCTTAAGCGACGGCGACTATATAAATATGAATATGGTTGGTGAGCATGCCAAGCTACTGGAGCTAAAAACTAGAAATGAATTCAACAACCAGCCATCTGGAGACACTGGTTTGATAAGTCAAGAAGCGTTGGAAAATATTGCAGATGATGGACTTGAAGAAGGTTAAATCAATTATCTTTAAAGATATTGAATTAGTACTAAGCAACCTAGATATGTCATATGAGATTCTTGGTGACAATATATACTCAACGTGCCCAATACACGAAGGTAGCGACAACTGCCGAGCCTTCTCTCTTTCCAAAGACAAGAGAATATGGACATGTTGGACTAGAGGCTGTCAAGAAGACTACGGCAATGACATTTTTGGATTAATACAAGGAGTCTTGTCTCAATCAACGGGTGAGCCTGTCGGCTTTAAAGAAGCCTTGCTTTGGGTGTGCAAGGTGTTAAACATAGACAGCCATGACATCAAAGTGGAAAAGGTTGAGGAGCCGGATGATTTTGTAAAGCTGGTAAACATATTTAGAAATAATACCGAGCACCAAAATAATAAGTTGTCAGAAAGCACCGGTGTCAGGTATAATGTAATACACCCTTCGCCATACTTTCAAACAAGAGGTTTTGCTGAGTCAACATTACTACACTTTGAAGTTGGTGACTGTGTTGACAAATCTTCACCTATGCATAACAGATCTCTCATACCGATACACAACGACGATGGGTCAGAGATTGTAGCCCACATAGGCAGAACAACTAAGCACTACATGAAGCCTAAGTTTTTATTCACAAAAGGCTTTGATAAGAGG